GTTCAGCAGCTCAAAGCGCAGGGTGGTGTCGGCCTGCTGCTGCGTCCAGGTCAACCCTGGAACCACGTCAACGCCGGTATGCCCGTAGCCAATGCTCCACACGCCGGCTGGGCACTTGTATGACCGCAGTTCGTTGCCCTCGAACTCCTTGATGATTGCCTCAGCTGGTGCCAGCCAGTTTGGGTCTGGTTGCTTGCCAGCCTGACTCCAGACCTGGAACCATTCTGATTCGCGGCTCAGTGCTGCTGCTGGGATCTGCTCTGCCAGGATCGCCATCGCAGCACGTTGATGCGGCAGGTCGCGCCAATACCTAAACAGATCGGTGAAGCGGATCGCGTCTTTGCTCATCGCCTGGACTCCAGCCGTGTCACCCGGCGATCGAGTCCATCGATCTGCCCGTCGATGTTGGTCATGCGCGCCTCAATTGCTGCCGCACGCTCTGAAATCTGCCGCTGGTTCTGAAGCACCAGGTCAAGCTGACGCGGCACTGACCAGACCAGATAGCCGATACCAGCCACCATGGACAGGATCAGGCCGGCTGCTACCTGCTGCTCAACCTGAAGCCAGAACGTACGATTTGGTGGCGTCGGTCCCATTACTGCGCAGGTCATCGCTTCGCCGCCTTGGAGGCAGCGATGCCGCGCAGTGCGGCGAGAATCAACTGGGTCCAGCTGTTCGCCTTGACGTTCGGGAACAGTGCCAGCAGTTCACTGCCGGCCAGCAACGCGACCGCCAGCGCAACGACCTGATCGGATGACATGATGCGCCCGCTTGCTGGGCCAGTCTGCGGATCAGATCGAACTGATCAGGCTGACCGTCAGGCTGACGTAGCCGGCGGATTGATGCGTCTCATCAGGTGGTGATGCGTAGCGCCAGAGCGTGGTGATCGGCACCAGGTCGGTCTGTGAGGTGTGACCAGCCCATGCCTGAGCAGACAACGCAAATGGCCGGTGGCCGCCCTCCTGGGTGCGGTAGTGCGTGCGGATCAGCGCGGCTTCGGCTTCCGTCAGGTGCTCATAGGTCAGCTCAAGCGTGTGGCCGCTGTTGGCTGTGCCATGCAGGAACCGCATCGCACCAGCTTCGGATGACTGGATGGTCATCGGATACAGGCCCATGCTGTACCGGCGACCAGCTGGCGCCAGTGCTGGGAAGGTGGCCATCAGTTCTGCAGCGTGATGGTGCTGGCGCTGACGGTAAAGGTGCTGGAGCTGCTCGAAACGTCCCCGTTGAAATCGACGTAGGCGACCAGCTCATCGGCTGAACTGGCCCCACCGCGTGACTTGTAGATCACAGCAGCTCGGGCGGTGATGGTGCTGCTGCTCCAGGTGGCGGCAGCAAACACCAGCGTGACCTTGTCGTTGGCGGTGTCCTTGGTGACGGTGCAGGCTGTCGTGACACCACCTGCGGTGTAACCCGTGCCGCTGACTTCATTGGTCACATCATCGCGCTTGTCGTGCGTGTCCTTGTTTGGTGTGTAGGACGAGGTGACCAGCAAAGTTTTGAACGTGTCAGTGTCGAAGTCGATGGCACCCCTGGCCATGTCATCGATCGCTGAGTTGTAAATCAGGGAAGCCACTACGCTGCGGACGCATTGCAGTGCAGGCTATGGATCTAGCTATACGCCTTCCAAGACTTGAGAATGTGATTGTCTGTCAATCCGCCTGTCGCTGCGCCAAATCCCATGTAATACGCGGTGCTGCCAAAACTGAACGATGTGAACGTGTGATTTGCGCTGCCAGGTTTTGTTGATGTGGTGCTGTAATAGACTTTCATTTCGCTGGCGCTGTGGTTGTAGTCTGCCCAGTAATAGACAAGCTGCCGCCAGCCTGCGGTCAGGCTTGAGGCTGTCGAGCTTTGCTCTGCGTTGTTTTTCCACCACTTGATGTTTTTGCTTCCAAAGGCAGTTGTAAACAAGATGGCATGAGCAACATTGGAGCTGTTGACCTTGCCAACACTGCCGCCGGTGTCGCCGTTGACGTTGTTAGCCGTGTGCCACTGCAAGCAATAACCATCCGCGCCAGTTCCACCGCTGCATTCAAACACCCATTCAACACTGAAATTGGAATTGTAAGACCGGCTTGCGCTTGTCCATACGTTGCCAACATCCTGGATTGTTGTGCCGGTCAGGTAGATATGGTTATTGGTGACGCTGCTGGTGCTGATCAGTTCAAGCCCTGACGTACTTGCAAAGTTGGCGTAGTTGATGAAGTTGCCTGATCCACTGCCAGCCGCCAGCGATACGGTTACGGTGAGGCTTGCCCCGCTGGCAACAAATGCAATGCCAGGGTCAAGGCCAACAGTTACCACCAGGCCAGCGCCTGACGCCTCGGCAGTGAACGATGCAGTGCCAGCTGTCAGGGTGATGGTCACCGTGATGGCCAGGCCGCTGACTTCGACCGCGCCATATTCGATCGATGCTGTGATCGTCTTGTCGAGGCCATTCGCTGTGGCTGGTGGCACCGTTGCAATTGACAGCACGATTGAGCGCGTCAGGCCTGGCACGGTCACCGCTTCGGGTGGCACTGACACCAGCGACACTTCAACGTTATGGGTGCCGCATGGCAGGTCAGCTACGGCTGGCGATGATTCATACCGCCAGCTGTAACCGGTCAGCGTGAACGCTGTCGCGTCGGTCATGCCAGACCACAACGCAGACGGCACATCAAACGATCGAAAGCTGCCGTACTGCCCCTGGTAGTGAGACAGGATCGAAAGCATGTCGGATTCTGTCAGCCCATAGAACGCCAAGCGGACAGCACTGCCGGCCATTGCAGAGCTGTGCCTGACGCGGCTTTCATCACCGCTCAGCCCGGTATAGACCGTGTGCGGGTATTCACCTGGCGTATAGGTGCGGCTGCTTGGTGTCAGGGTTGGAAACGTTGCCATGTCCTACCACTTACCAATTGGGCAAGCTGCGTTCTTCATGCGCGCCTTGATCACCATCAGGCAACCGCAGATCTTGCAGCGCATGATTGAACCACGGAAATGCTGGCACGCTTGGCAGATCAACAATCGTTCCCGTGCCAGCCTGCCCATCACTCTATGTAGTCAGATGGATTCCAGACGGCAGACCATGGGCCGGCATAAGACGTAGCTTCTTCGACGCTGCTCACCTGGACAGAAGGCGTCACACCTTTCGCCCAGTATTGAGACCACTGCTGGCCAACAGTCGGGCTGTTGGTGTTGGCATGGATGCCGGCGACGAAATTACGGCTGGCGTCATACCCTTCGACTACAACCGTGGGAACATCGCGAGCAGCAAATCCAATGTAAGGCCCAACATCAGACTTGATGTAAGTGCCAGAGTACCGCAAGACGCGACCGCTGGCAGCGATAGAGCCAGTTGCTTCTGGGATGAAGGTAACGTCTGTCGGAATCTGAGTGACTGCGCCGGTGCTGGTGTTAGTGCAGTACCAAATGCCTTTGATCCTGCTGCCGCCAACTTGAATATCAGCGGTGCCGATCACATAGACATTGCCAACGATGCCGGCAACTTCTGCGTCGTTGCGATACCACTTCATGGTGTAGGTCGTGCCGGCTGGGCAGACTGGATCTGCAACAATGCCGCCACCAACTGCAGGCACACCGGCATTTCGTGGATTGACAACCTGCACTGGCGCGCTGGTGCTTGAATCCAGGCCATCGTCTGCTGTCTGAGTGTTATCTGATGGCGGCTGAGAATCTTGATTGCCACCAGTGCCGCCGCCGAACGTCAAGTCGCCAACGTCTGTATTCAGGTCGACGCCAGGCAATCCTGTATCTGATGGGATGGTGTTATTTGTGGAGCTGTTCACATCACAACTTAAGCCGCTGCGATTGCTGGCCAGCAGTGTGCCGGATGTCCCGACCGTGGTAACAGCCAGCGCCACCAGGCTGCGGCCACTGCTGTCGATTGGGAACTGCGAGCACTCATAGGAAACATCACCCGCCAATGACCGGGAGATCCGATCCACCTGATACAGCCAGTCGTGGTAGGTGCTGCCGGCGTTGGCGACATCACGCGCCAACTTGACGCGAACAATCGAACCAGGCGACAGGACGGTGTTGTGCTGCTGCGGCCTGGCCGTGAACCGTAACGTGTGGCTGGTGTAAAGTCGCTTGGCCAGGATGTAGGCGCCGATCTTGACCGCGTGCGCCTCGCTGGTGCAGAACGCTGACAGGTCGTGCGATTCATACGGCCCATTGGTTGCCGTGCCGCTATAGCGCACCTCAGCAGTGCGGACAATACCAATGTCATCATCAGGCTGTTGCCGCCAGATCACCTGAGCGACAAACGGCTGCCTCTCAGTGACGCTGGTGTATTCGACTTCAAAGCTACCAGGGATGATCTCATTCTCTGTGAACAGATACTCCGGCGCAATGGTGCCCGTATTGATGGCGCCAAGGCTGGTTACAGGTAGCACAGGCCGCAGGCCTCGCTTCCCGTTAATGTTGCTTTCACTCAGCAAGAAGTAAGGCGCCCACTTTGTAATCAGGTCGCCGACGTTCTGGCTTTCAGTGAGATAGCAGTTGCAGGTCAGACCATTAGCTTCCAGGAACACCGCTGCATCTTGCAATGTGCCATCATCGATCAGCAGTGACGGCACCCTGGCGCTGTTGGTCCAGATCCATTTGACCAGATCAGCAAAGTTATCCGATGCTCCGCTGGTGTTATCAAACAACCGCGTAAGATTGATGCCGCCACGGATGAAGGCATGAACTTGACGGTTCCATAGGTCCGAGCCGTCTGGATACGATGGACTCTGGAAGGACATCGTAGACATCCCTGTATAGAATCCAACGCTGCCGCAATATTGCGGACAGTCTGGCAGTTCATATCCAGTGCGTTGAACGATGAAGTTGCCCGGTTCCCATGTACCGGCGCGCCTGTTGTAACTTTGGTTGTAAGTGCCAACGCGACAGTAGCGCTGATAAACATCTTTTACCGGGATTGAATCAATGACGCCTTCACTTAAAACCAGGTGATATGACGCCGTGACTCTGTTTGTGGAGCCGTTGGTAAACCTGGCTTCCGTTGCGCCTGGACTGATTAGGATGCCACCTGCATTGTTGCGGCGCCTGGCAAACACAATTGGAATCGGCGCACCGATCTCCAGCGTGCGTTGCGGGGTGTCCATCTTGGACGCACCAGCCGCAGCCTGTTCCCTGTTTGGTGTCCTGACGCTGCCGACCCGAGCACCAAGCGACGCCAGCCAGTCCTTGAGATTGGTGATCACAGCTGACACCCCACACCAATCAATGCGGTCGTCGCCTTGCGTGGCGGCACCTGCGCACCGACAGGCGCCAATGCAGAACCAAGCTGAATGCTGATCGTGCTCAGTCCTGCACCACCGCCGACCACCTGGCCGGTCACAGCAGCGATCAGTTCCTGGCTGGCCTGTGGTGCATCGATGCCGTAGAGCGTGTCGAACTGGTAGAAGCTGACGGTCACCAGCTGCCCGTAGGTGATGGCACGCTCGAACGCTGCTACAACCAGCGGCTGCGCTGGTGCTGTGATGCTCAGGTTGGTTTCATTGCCGCTGACACCAGCCGCAATGCCATTGCTGGAGAATGGCACATACAACCAGCTGGCACTGTCGTAGGTGACGCTGCCGCCGGGATAGTACGACTGCCAGCGTTGATACGTTGCCCCGCTGGCATCGAAGATCCTCAGGTACTGGCTTTGTGCTCTGGCCATGGATCAGCCTATGCCGAGCGCAATGCGCGCCGATGGTGTGCGCAGCCGGCCCATCACGCCTTCGGCTGTGATCCGCATCGCGCGCTCCAGGTCTTCGACCTTGACGTAGCGCTCACCTTCAAACGCCACGACGGGGCCGGTGGTGATGTTGATCGTTGGCGCGGCAGTGCCTGCTGTAGGTCCACCTGCCAGTACGTCAGCACCTCGGGCACCAGCCAGGTAGCGCTGTGAGGCGGCTGCCATCTGAGACGACGGGATGATGTACTCAGGCTGCCCGCCTTCGCCCACCATGCCGATGGTGGGACTGGTGACGTATCCGCCTTTGGCAAAGGCAGGGATGTTCAGCTGTGGGATCAATGGAACATCAGGCCCAGGCAGTGCGTTGAATCTTGAGATCAGTGCGTTGATGACATTAGCGACGCCATTGATCCGGCTGGCAATGGCCTGCACAAAGCCGTTGAATACACCACGGATGGTGTTGATGATGTTGGTCCAGATGGTGCTCACCGTCTTGGCCACAGCTGCCATCGCCTGCGGGATGAAGGTTGTGACCGTGCGCCATGCGTTGCTGATCGGCGTCGCAACGTATGTCATGAAGCCTTTGCCAATTGCATTGAACACACCTCTCAGCCAGGTCCAGGCGGCTGTTACTGGCGTGCGCAGCACCACGTTCCACAAGTTGATCCATGGCTGCACCCATAGCTGCCAGGCAATGGCATAGAGCGCCGTGAATGCTGTCGTAAAGACGCCTTTCATCCATTCCCAGATGGCTGTAACCGGGCCGCGCAGCACGTTGTTCCACAGATCAACCCACGGCTGAATGAAGAAGTCATACAGCGCAGTTCCAAACCATGTAGCGAATTGCATGAT